TGGCTCGTGAAAACATGGGGATCAGCTCCGCCTGTGCTGCACATGTGAGCGTATTTGAATAATGCTTCTGCCTGATCCATTGTGGACATTGCACTCAGTGGCAATGGTTCAGCCATGTATTCTATTTCCCATAATTCTGTTGGTATCTCTTCAAGACCGTTTAGCTCTGTGAAAGTTGGGACTGACGGAAGACCAATGGGCATGACAATGTCTCCGCAGGCAATATCCTGTAGTGTATCTCTGTACGTCGATATAACCTCACTCAGCTTTGATTCGATTATTCGTTCGATGTATTCAAAGCCAAGGATCATCATTCGAACTTGAAGATCAGGGGCGATATTCATGAGTGAGAACTTCGCAACACCACTTGATAAAAATTCCCGGAATCCTTCTTCCACATCTGGAACAAGTTCCTGGCCGATTATCTTCGTCTTAAAATGGAAGGTTGCAACGTATTCGTGTATGAGAGCCTGAGCAAGGTTGAATCTGTGTAGCTCATACGTGGCCAATAACACTTGGTATTGTGAAAGTCTGACAGCAAGCTTTGCAGAATGTCTCCTATGCTGTGCGATCTCAGAGAATTTCTGGACAAGTGATTGGAACTCGACATCACTAGGAGCGATCTCAGCCAATGCGTCGAGGCATTGATTTTGGAGAGAAAGTAGGACTGGATTTGATTTATCAAGAACGGTGATTCTACTTCGTTGCATCAGTACTTCTTGCAATCGAAATGATATTTCCTCCTCATCTGTCCTGTGTTCACTAAGTTTCCAATTTCGATCAATTTTGTACAGCTTTGTAATCAGTGGAATCCATACACCCCTCTCTATAAGCTCAGGACTCACTAGCATGTAATCCTTATCCAAATCTCTAGAGTATCGGAAGATGATATCGTTCACGTAGTTGATTCCTACTTCTCGGGCAGTCTGTTGTTCGGAAAATTTAGGCATCAAGGCCCATTCATTGATGTTTTCTTCATACATGTAGGAGTGCGAAAGATACCTGAATCTCATCACAGACAATTCATGGCCCCGGATCTCGCTGTAGCACTTGAAGTTCTGTGCGATCGTGTAATCAGTTTCTTTGGGAGCAACGAATTGCACATCTTTGATGCCTGTTAACCTTGAAAATCCATATCGAATCACCAGTCGTCTCAATGAGTCATACTTGTCCGTGACAATTGCTGCTATCAGAAATCTCATTCTGAGGTAATCGAAATTGATGTTGCTATCCACAAGACCAAGAGATGTGATCAATCTTTGATTTAGTTCAGTTGTATAATGCAATGACCTATTCATCTCGGACCGGCTGTAAGTTGCCGTGCTGAATCGCATGTTAGGGATTCTGTGCAGAATTTCCCCTCCTGTTTCAGTCGGTGCGTAAGCAAAGAGTTCCTGGAAAGTTTGTTTCGTGAGGGTTTTCAACGCCAAATTGCATGCGATAACAACATCTTGGTGAGCAATTACGGATGCAGGAGAGGACATGATGTTGTGCTTCATGAGGAACCATTTCGTGACGGCAACAAGTTTCGCGGCCAACAATTCTTCTTTGTTACCCAGTATCCTATCATTGTCAAGTAACTCTCCTTTGTAGAGTGTTTCATTACCGACTTTAGGATCATCAAATACCCGTATTCCATTCCTATAGTGAGTCGGTGAACATCTTCGGATTGTCATAAGGGCAGCAGACCTAGATACCTCTTCGATCTTGTCATCATACAGGACTTCTTCCACTTCAACGAAAGAGATTTTCGGAAACATGGCAATCTTGCGATCGAGCAAGCATTGGACAATGTCGGATTTGGGTGTGAGTTCAAAGAAGAGAGTCTTCGATGTATTCGATCCCATCCGGATATTCTCAATAGCTCTGGACGCAAGCGAGTTCCGGAGTCTCATCAAATTACGCACTTTAGTCAAAAGACCAGAACTCGTCTCAACCTTACTGATGAGTAAGTCAATGAAATGGATGGAGGTGTTCTCATGATAGAATTGCACAATTCGGGAATGCATGTTCATACGGAAAATTCCAACCAGTTCTGTTGCAAGCTTGTCACGATCATCGGATAGTTCAAACATCTCAATCACTTTCTTGTTTTTGGTGTGCCGTCGAACCATACTTTTGATCGATTGTTGCACACTCGTGGTGGCAGGGCAGATCCTCTGGTCAGATGGCCAGGGACTGGTTATAATTCGTTCTTCTCGTGTGTTCTTATCCTCTTTCATATCGACACCGAGTGAATTTGTCAAGTATCGGAGAAAGTACTTCATGTCCTGAGAGTATGTGACTATCCATGTGTATAGATATTGCAACGACTTTGTCATACCGATACTGTGCCCAGACAGCATCAAATTCAAGTGCAGAGACGCACCTAATCCTCCAATCGCCGTTGGTGAATATGTCCAGAAGAAGAGGAGATCCTGAAGGAACTTGTCATAGATCTGTAGGTACAGGACCCTATCTGGACTATCTACAAGTCGTGATTCAGCAACACCTTGACCATACAACCCCGACAGTGCTTCTTGGAAGAGATCATCATTCATGTTGGACACTCTTTGACCAAGGTAACTAGCAATATCATTCTTCGCAGCTAGCAACAAGTGCGGGTTGTCTAGTAGATTCAACTGTGGTCCATCCTGTTTTGAGTAATAAAGCAAATTTGACAATTTCGCAGGGAGTTCGTCAGGAGAGATCATACTGGAATCATTAATTCGGGATAGAATCATCTGTGGCATTCTGCAAAGTAAGAGGCCCAGCTTGTAATTTTTCAGATAGGAACAAGCCTCATGATGATTGCTCAATTCCATTGCTGATGAAGCTGACGAACAAATTCCAGCAACTTCGATCTCGTCCGAGACAATTGTCGGATTATTCCCGGCACTGACCGATATTAGCCTCTTGAGCGTTGAATCTGCTCGAATACCATCTGCGTAATGCTGTCGCAACATCGTAACTCTGTGCTTAGAGAGCATTGTTTGTGAATACTTGATCGTCATGCCGAACTTATTACAATGTTTCATAATCTTTGAAAAAACGGATTGTACCATCGGCTCCGATGCTTGTTTGATCGACAGAATTGCATTCACGTCATCTGAATAAACCATAATAGTTTTCACTTCCACGTCAGTCATGATTCGGAGAAGTTTCATCATGAGCGTAGTATGGAGGGTCCATAATGGATTCAGCCATCCCTCAATCCCACCGAACTGACCCTCAGATTGAATGACTTTGTCCAAATATTCATCATAATGGTAGACTGTGAGGAAAGAGAAGTAATGAGAAAGATCACCCCACCCATCAAATCCGAAAAGATTTCCGATGAATTCAGACAACTCGTGTGTGTTCGAATGCTGCATAGACTGATTGTGTCCAACTATGTCCAACAGGAGTGAATAATTGTCCGGTTGCGACAACTCACGAGATGCCTCATGGATGATTGACTTACGCTTCCTGTCTGTTGGTGTCATCAACTGTTCATCGAAATATGACAATGCCTTCTTCATTCTGGCAGCAACCAAACTCAAAGCGTGTTTGTTTGATAGTTCTCCATTCGCAAATAAACGGGCTTCTATCTTCTGTTCTCGTTCTTTCTCAATCAATCGTGCAGGGTCTGACATTTCAATAGGTGTCTTCTTCTGGTTTGTTCGTTGAACGCAGGGTGTTTTCGGGCGGATCCTTTTCGTTGCAAAGAAGTCCTTCAGAGCATAATCTTCTTTCTCAATGACCTGAAGTAACTCCTTCCGACTATCTCCGGGTCCAAACGAGATCTGTGATTTCAGCGCACCCTTGTCTTTGGCAAACTCAAGAGGATCATCAGTCATGGTGTTGTCCATACAATCAAAGATCTTGAGATCATCCCACCAACTTAAAGGAAGATTCGAGATCTTTGTCAGGTCTGATTTCTGACTGTATGTCTCAAGTAGTTTAATCTTCTGTACTGGCCCCAAGGTATTTGGCATCATCTTGTGCTTTTTCCTGTATGAGATGAAGAATTGGAGTTTAGCAAGTCTCGTGATATTGCGCACAGCATTCTCATCTATCTCACGCTTCGTGTGTACTCGTTTTAGGAATTTCTTCACGCCAGCTTCAGCATCCACCTCTGCATAAAATATAAGTTTGTGCAAGGCAGATATCTCTTGAAGATGTGTTCGACTCAACTTCTTCCCTTCGACGATGAATTGGCAAAAGTATGATTCCTTGGGGTATGTGAAAAGTTGTCCTCGCAGTAAACACAATGGTAGCCCTATATCGTATGAGACTCCAGAGATGTTCATGTCCAGCTCCCAGAGTTCATTCACTGCTTCTAGGATTGGCTTCCAGTTCATCGCATAATCTTCATCATAATCAGACATGTTGAGGAAAAATCCTTCCATGGATTTGATGAAATCGACTTGCTGGTTATGTGCACCTTCGTGCTCGGCGAACTTGATCATTAACTCAAACATCTGTGTAGCCCAACGATATTCGTTGCAATTCTTCAGTACGTCTAAGTTGTTGAGGATATCTGCCAGTGTAAAGATGTAGTCCAAGTATGATATCGGACCGCAAAACCAGTAACCTAATCGTTCATGATAGATTCTGAAATGACCACCACATGCCAATATGCAAAATGCTTGATCAGGGCGATGAGATTGATAGATGTATACACCGTTAGAGAACATCGTATAGTCAGCTTCATCGGATGATTTCGCAGACCATTCTGCCGTGAACGTAGGGAAATTTGTTTCTTTTGCGATATGGATCCTGAGCCTCTGAATCATGATGATGAATGATGTATATTGTGACAAGTTTGAGACTCCTACAGTAAACGGAACAGCTTGATTCGCCGCAATGCTCAGATCATGGATAGTAGCCCTTTGTGCGAATGCTAAAGTGGACAAGTTTATCATGTTCTCACGGTGGGAATACGATTGACGACCGAATCGTTTCAACGAGTCCATGTCGAAGAAAATCTCACCGCTTGGAATCTTGCCGGTTGCAGCAAGTGCATCATAAACGGTTTTCAGACCTTCAAGTTGGCTTCTGTGATGACCATGGATGTAGTTCCTGTCACCGGTGTATGTGCCATTGCATAGGCGTCTGAGTTCATCGGGGTATGGAATTAGGGGACTGTTGAGTCTTGCGGGAATCCGAACATTTGATGGGGATGCAGGAAATGATTGTTTCGGGATCGGTTCTGTCCTGTTGTCGATGATATGAGGGAGTTTGTATTCCGGAGCTAAGTCCTCGAGGCCACCAGCTGACAGATGGTCTCCAAGTTGTGTCGGTAAGTGGGACCGATAAGCGGACCTCTCAATGCTGTTGTAGTAAGCCATGAAGAAAAGGATGCAGAT